AGTTCTATTGTCTCGGCTTGTCTGCTAGGTCAGTCGATAGAACAAGTTAATAATCCTAGTCCCTTGATTGTATATTAGTTTATAGCAAAAAAAAAGGAGAGCATCAGCTCTCCTTTTGTGGGTTTTTTGATAAATTTTAAAATCTTTCAAAATCTGAAAGCTCTTCTTCATATTCATTTGTTATTTTATCAAGTTCTAAATCATCCCAAAAGGTAGTAGAGCAAGCATCATTTAAACAATCTGTTCCTGTGTTACCTCCCCAATTAATCCACCTAATAGAATAGTCTCCAGCCAGCATCTCAAAAGCTAGGTCAGGACATTTAATATCTTCAACGCTTTCTAGTTTGTTGTCCTTTAATTGTTTTGCTAAAGGTACAATCTCATCCAGCTTTGCAAAGTGAATTGATTCTAAGCCGTCTACACTTTTGCAGGCATCTATAAGTTTATTTATGTCAGTGTGATATTCGGTTGCAAATTCTGTACAACCCCAGTTCCACATCTCGTAAGCATCTACCCTAAAGCCATAGCCTTTTTCGATAGCTTTGTCAGTTATTCTTGTTAATAGTGATTTCATATTTTTTCCTATAAATAAGGCAGCTTATTAAGCTGCCTCTGTGTTGTGGTTAATTCTAGCCAAGACTTCTGGCGCGTAAAAAACTCTGAAGTAGAATTTTTCTTTGACCATTTTGCCTTTGGTTACCTTGCTCTCAACTTCACGCAATGTGTAAAGAGGTGATTCAGTCACTACAGCTTTTAGACCTTTAAGACCTTTGCCTGTAATTCCATCTATCTTTAGAGCTTGTTTGAAAGTGATAAATTCACTTCCCATGTTATACCCGGCTTGAAAAAGTTGTGTGCTGTTCCATGTGCCGTACGATTTTCTAGTTAAGTAGTTTTTCATTTTTCTCCATATTATTGATTAACTACTAATTATTATAGGGACTATTCTATTGAAGTCAACACTTATTTACACTTTATTTAATATTTATTTTAGGCAAAAAAAAGGGAGCCGAAGCTCCCTTTATGGTTATTAAGAAACTTACGCTCCTTGTGAACCAAATACTCCACGCCAATTAGAAACACCAAAGCTATATCTTTCTCTAGCTTTGTATCTAATGTTGCCTGTTGAAAACTCAGGCTCCATAGATGTGTTAAGGCTTGAGCGATTAAACATTTTTAATCCCTCTCCGTCTGAGTTAACTGATGTCAATATGAAATATGCATCAGGGTCAGTCAGATAATGGTTTACTGAAAAACCATTTGGTATTGAGCCTTGATTTCTAATCGAGTTGATGTCGTTATCAGAGCTACTAACTCTACCCGGTGTATTTAAAAGTCTATCAGCCACAAAAGTAAGTTGTGGTGGGACAATTATTTTGTCGGGTCTAACTGCAATAGTTAGGTTTCTGTCATCAACAAAAGTTGAAATATCAATAATGTTATCTTCTAAAGAAGTCTCATTAAGATCAGCCATGGTTGTAGCTCTGTTTGCAGCACTTCCACCGCCCGCTAACGGGTGATCTGTTGCTATCAATACTTTGCCATCACCAATCGTGTGGTCAGAATCAAATGCATTATTCAATACGTTTGCTCCTTTCACTTCTTTGGTATGTTGCATACTTCTGGCTAATGCCTTTGTATACCTTCTACCAAGCTGGTCATAAAGATTATCTTCAATTGCTTCTTGGGTTAATGCAAAAGCTAGGGACACAGTTTCGTGTGTATATCTTGCAGTGTAACCTTCAGATGCACTATCAAAGTTAACTCCGCCGCCTTCTGTTTTCACAGGAGCCGCACCGAATCCAACAATCATAACTTCTTCTTCAAAAGCTCTTTCAGAATCTTCTACAGAGAAAATTTCTGAAAATTCATTGTTGTACTCATCGTATTCTAGTCCAAATAAGGCATTTAGACCGGGTTCAAGTTCTTTCGCTAATTGCGCTCTACTTATCGCCATTTCTTATACTCCTATTATGCTAGACCTGCGCCTTTTTGACCGCAGATATGATTTTGTATTACAACCATCACGTTTGTATTCGCTGAGCCGACATCTGAGTTATCAGGGTCTTGACTAATGTCAATTGCTTTTAGCGGCAAACCTGCTGTAGTTGCGCCTGTTGTGACATCTAACTCTGCTCCTGAAATACCTGTATAGGTACTGCCTGAGTTTGTGTAGACGATGTCAAAGTTACCAAACAAATCCGCCACTGGGAAAGTGTCGTCTGCTTGGATTTCAAAGACCGTATTAGGGTCATCGTGTATAAAAGCAATTAAGTCCGCAGCGTTCGTGCTTGCAGGGTAATAATTACTAAATACTTGCTCGTCAGTTGTTGGGTCTGTATACATGCAACCGTTAAAAACTCCAACTATAGGAACAGTTCCACCATCGGCATGGATTTCCACGGTGCCACCTGTGACTTGCATCACCATGTCGCCTTGAAAAATGCTTGTTCCGTAGTTTGCAGCAATTCGGTAACGGCTTTGACCGCCAGAATAGGGCGCTCCGCCCATTTCTCGTACAGGTTTTAGACCAAATGAAGCGTCTTTATTCGCCATATTTTTATCCTACCTTTTTTTTCCAAATGATACATCAGATCGTCTGTCGCTAGAATACTTTACATAGTTGTTGTTGCCATCGACTTCATTGAACATTGTGTTATCAAGAGCTTGATTCTGTTGAGAATTTTTGCCTTTGTAATATTCATTTCTTTCTTTGGTTGTTTCAACCGGTATCTTAGCTAAGATCAATCCACCTACGCTAATGACCCCCGCGTGTTGTCCATGCTCAATTGTTGGTAATGGGAAATCGGGCATTTCATCCTGACGGACAAACTCCCAGCCTTCTCGTAAGCGGGCAGAAACATTGTTTCTGTCCTCTATACCTACATACTCTGACCTAATCCATCGGTATTTATAACCTTCGGGTGCGGGTGGAGTTTCAAGCATCCTTGCGGGCTGCCATGGCTTTCTTCTAGCTTTTTTATCGTGTTGCTCTTCATCACGAGATGTGCGGGTTACTTCGTCAATTTTTTCTAAATCCATTATTTTGCTCCTTCTAGTTTAACGATTTCTTTGCCAATACGTTTGAGCCATTCCTTCTCGCTCATGCCATAAGGCTTCAAATTGCTGCTAACAGAAACATGATTAGGACTAATCGTAACTCCGTTTCTCTTTCCTTGCGCTTGTTGACGGCTTCCAGTGGAAGCAGAAGCTACTCTTTGCACAGATGAGTTTGCTCCTTTTTTGTCGGTTGTTTCAGTTGTAATATTCAAAACTTTATTTAATCTATTATCCAACTCTTCATAGTATTCATCACTTGAACCATCAAAGCCTTCGCTTTGTAAGTCTTCATGAATCCCCATAGCGGTATAAGTTTTTACTCTGTCCTTTTGGAACCAAGTATTCTTTTCCGCCCAGTCTACTGCTTTAGAGTCAGGCTTAGGTTTATCATACACTTGTTCTTGAGGTTTTTGTACATTTTGTTGAACAGCCTGTGAGTTGTAATCTTCTTGTTGCTGTTGTTGCATTTTTGCCAACCTAACCCTTTCTTCTTCTAGGGATACTTTGTTAAGCAGCTCAACGCTTTTTAACTCTAAATCCGGGTCGTTGGTTTCTCTTGCTTTTTTGTACAAATCTTCTGCTTGTTGTCTCTGAGATTTGACACGGCTTTCATATTCATCCGTGTAACTTTTATCCAGAACATTTGCTCTCGATTTAACATTGTTGTATTCACCTTGCAACGAGTAGTATTTTCCCTCAGCGTTGCTGGCTCTTTCTTCAGCCATACGAATTCTTTCGTTTAGCTTGTTTATTCTTTTGCTTACACCACGGGTGTATTTATCAAGTTCGTCTTCGCCGCCTGAGTCGGGAGAAGCTTCTTGCTCTTCATTGGGAATTTCTATTGTTTCAGAACTTTCCTCTAAATCGTCAAGTTGAACCTGAATGTCTTCGTTTTGTTCTTCAATCATAAGTTTCTCCTATACTGAAACGATGTCATCAGGGTTAAGAATGGTAGCAATTACTTCATCATCATTGATAATGCGTACTTCACTTTCATCCGCCAATTTAAACCTAGAACCTGCATATCTACCAATAAGAATCCATTGTCCTTTTTCGCACCAAGCTTTTTTAAATCTCTTGGCATCGTTATAACAATCTGGACCCATGGCTACTACATACGCAACAACGGTTGCTAAGGTTTCCTTATCTACGGTTTCCTTAGTAAGCAAGATACCGCCTTCGGTTACTCCCTTGCCCTTATAAGGCAAAACCAAAATACGCCAGCCAGTAGGCTGAGGCATTCTTTCTAAGATGTTTTTATCAAGCAGAGTTGGGTCTAAAACCCTTTCCTCTTCTTTAACAAAAGCATCTTCTAAATTTATCAAGTCTTCTTTATCTTTTGCAAGATTTTCTTTAGTCATCGACAATATCTCCTTCGTCATGTAAGTGTTCTTTTATCTTATCATGAATATAGGAAATTGATGAAATTTCACCCATTAAAAAATTATATTTTTCCATGTCTTTTATCCCACCAGACATTAAAATTTCTTG